TCTTCCTCCTCTTCCCACTCGGTTACTAGTTCTTGGGCAACCAGCCATTCTAGCACATCATACTCTTCTACGTCAACTCCGCCCCAAGGCTTGGCCCAGAATGCATCCCAGACTTGTTTTAAATCTACACCTGTAGGGACCTGAACATCTCCCCATGTGCTCTGGCCTGCATCAATCTCTTCAAATACATTTGAGATAGTATCCCACATCCACAGCATAGGAAGATTAATGGACGGGGTGCTAGAGATTTGATCCAATATCTCAGTATACTTCTTGAACACTTCATCTTTATCCATTATTTGCTCCAAACTTTGCTAGGATGTGTTTTAATACTTCTACTTGGCCTTCAATGTATTCAATATCATCAGAGTCAAATTCCATATTCTTCTCATAGACTTCATGATTCAATTCATCTACTAGTTCTTTTACATATGAGAGGATATCATTGCGACCATTGGTCTCCCCGCAGTCCCCGCAATAGTTCTCTTCAGCGTCGCTGTAGGGCACAGAGGCCCCACAGCCGTTGCACCAAGATTCGTCACGCATTCCCATTAGAGGTGACCGTCCCTTCGGTTCTCCTTAACAACACTTTGTTCAAAAGCAATAGCGTAGGTCAAGGCATACAGTTCTGCATATGCTTCCGTGACACCCTCCCAGTAACGTCGCTCCATGCTGTCCATAGCCTCATCAGAGGCGTCCTCGTCTTCAATGGCACGTTCTAGTTGTTGTTCAGCGTCAAGCATTAAGCCCTTAAGATGTCCGTGCATGATGTCTGCACCGTCCATTCCTAGAGCAACTAATTTTGCTAGATATGGGTCTAACTGAGTATCCATTATGCATTCTCCTTTTGTTGGGTGGTGTCTGATTCTAGCATATGGGTCTGACATTGTGCTCGGTCTTCGTCCATTGGTTCACCCCAGCCACAACTTGGACACATATCAAATTCACATGTATCACAGAATGGTGGTTCACCTAGTTCTTCATAGTCGCACTCTTTGCACTTCCAGTTGTATTCGGAACCTTCTATCCGTTCACCACGCAAATACTCGTGCTCTCCACCCCAGCCTGTTTCTTCTTCATAAGATAATGTAAAAAGAATGTCGGGATATTGAGATGATAGATTAGTTAATGCTTCATCAGGAATTCCCCATGCTGTATTAAAATGATAATACACTGAAGCAGTTGCTTCATCTTCGGTATCTTCCATATATGTTTCAGGATACTTATCTTCATCAGATACAGCAACATCCCACTTTGCACCCCAGTTACGTAAATTCCAGTTATACCAAGAATTGTCGTTACCTCGGTCTTCAAATGACGGTTGCTTCCTATAGGCCTCAAGGTCGGTGGGACCAATGATGTTTCTAAAACTAAATACAGGATTAGAATACTTAGTCTCTTTAATACTATAGGCTAAGTCACCAGTTGCTTCAATATAATCAACAAAAGGTGTGTTTAATTGGTCTTTCATCTTCTTGATAGAAGCATGTGGACCCTGTGCAGTTAATCCATTGTATACCCAGTTTGGCATAGTTCTTTCTTTCTACTAGTTGGGATTATTCAGAGACTTGGATAATGTTGTCTTGCTTTAGGTCTTGATAAGTGATTTCCCACTTGTCAAGGGGAGTATCAGCAGAGATACGCTCTGCTTCCTCGGCACTAGAGGCTTCTACATCTAGGCAGTAAGATATAACTTGTGTGTTGTAGACTTCGTACTTTGGCATTGGTATCCTATCGTTGAGTTGATATGCCTATTGTATCAGTAGGCACTGACATTGGTCAAGGCGGCGGGAGTGGAGATATTATCCTCCTCAAATTGTCTATGATAAGTTGATAGTAAATGCACAGTATAATCCTCTTCCATAGCATTACACCATTTATGGACTTCAATCATATGATCAAATTCAGTGATATATTGCCCAGACTCATCATAGATCTCAAATGAATTAATTCCACCTGGTGAGACTGAATAATCTATTTCATATACAGTTAGTGTCATGTCGTAATACTATCAAAAAAATCCAATTTGGTCAACAAATAAAATTGATCTCCAGGGTGATTTTCATCACATCGTAAGGGTGATTTTGATCATGTCGTAAATGTCCGATTTGTCTACCCGCGCCCGCATCCCACTTTGTCAAGTGGGACACGACTGGTTATTTAATCAAAATATCCTTCTGCCCAAAGACCTTGCAAAAAGTCATTTGTTTTTAATAACCAATGAACAAGTGGATCTCTATCTACATATTCAATATCTGAATTTCTAATATAGAATAGCTTGGCATCATGAACGGCATTACTCATTTCATTTATATCATCTATTGTGTAGCCCAACATTATGCCACCTCATATTCGTGTAGGTAATTTAATACAGTATGGATAATACAGTCACAGTCCCCGCCCATGTTATCTATAAAATCCACATGTCCGAAGTTGTCCTCATAGATGGTGTTAATTACTTTATCAAACACTTCTACTGTTGTCATACTAGAACCTCCACGAACTCGTCAATTGTAAATGTCATTTGACCAACCTTGACTGTGTTAGTAACTAAGTTAATTACTTTTCTTTCATACTCTTCTTCGTGTGTGATATCTGAACCAATGTAGATACCGTAGCCTGTTTCTGAATCTCTACCGTGCTTGGTTAGCTGGTCAATTACAATACGAACAAAATATGTTTCATCATTTATTCTTGGCATTGCTGCGGAAATTGCTCGTTGAAAAATTACTACTGAGTCTTCTCCGTCCCAATGAGAATAAACATTTATGTTTTGTTCAGGGTTATCAGTTGTTACGATTGTATAATTAGTTCGTGCTCCCATTTTATATCATCATTCCAATCGCAAATATAATAGCAAGGGCAAGAGGTATAAATACATATAATACTAAGTCCATGTCGCTATCCTATTCTATTTTCTAGTTTCTGTCAAGAGGTAAAGTAGGAGGTGGGAACTTTAACCCCACCTCCCAAAGAGTATCTAGTTAGAGATACTTAGCGATAGACTTCATGGTTGAGGCATTAACTGTTTCCTCATCTGTCATCTTTAGGATAGACAAGGCGTTTGAGATTTCCTGCACAATCTCGTTATATGAGTGGCGATGGATTTGCTCAAAGTCCCGCTCAGGTTGAGCAGGGAAATCCTTGCCCTTAGTATCAACATCAAAGTCAATGTTAAGAGAGTGATTCCAAGAGCGATAGTTGGTTCGGAAGTTTTCTGCCTTGTCAATGTTGTCCAAAGCATACTGAGTTAAAGACTTATTCCAAGCCCGAAGGTCTTGCTGGAACTTTGCCTCTAGTTGGTCTTGATTTACATAGTCATTTTTGACCTGTTCCAACTTTGCTTCCAAAGCGGCGATTACCTTAGATGTTGCCACCTTTACTGTGATAGAACGACTTGCCATGTTTTTATTTCCTTTTCTGTTGTCGGGTTAGTGGGTTTATTATAGCAGGGGGTACTGACATTACTTGCGGCGGGTTTGGATAGGTCTATTAGTCCTAGCATACTGAACCTCAAACTTAGGTACATCACCCTTGATTGGTTTAGTTATACTAGAATTAACTATCTTACCCTGAAATGCAACCATCATCTTTGCTAGTTTCATTTCATCTGCACAGGTTAACTCAACCTGTAAGTCATTTAAGACTTCATATTCTACGCCATATTGCATGGCTTTACCCAACCCATAGCCCATTTGGGCTTGGGTGGGAACTTGTAGTGTGATAACTGCCATTATGCTTCCTCCTCGGGTTCACAATGTGGGTCGTCTATATCTGAACCGCACTCTTGGCAATATTCATTTTCCAAATCTACATCTATGGATTGCACATCTGCAAAGTGTGCATAGTCCTCATACCACCAGCCCATTTCCTCGGCTTGTGCTTCGCTATCTGCTTCTACTGTGAAGTCATAAGTAACTTCTACACGAACCCGATAGTTGTTTGGGTATTCTAGTGTTGCTTCTGGTTGTGGCATTTAGTTATCCTTTCGTTTAGGAGATTATTGTACCACCCCCCACTGACACTCATCAAGATATTATTCGGCGTGTCGCCCAGGTTTTGCCCAAATCCCAGAGATTTAAAACACATTCGTAACGACACGCCCGATGGGGCGCGGCACATTTTTGCGATGCGTACGGGACTTGAACCCGTGATCTCTACAGTGACAGTGTAGTGAATTAACCAAGCTATTCTAACGCACCTAATAGGTGAGCAGTTTATACACTTGCTCAGGTGTTGCGAATTTTATTTCGCTAGTGCTAAGACTTGCTTAACAATTTTATTTTTTTCTGCTGTGATAACAGGGTCAAAGCCACTTGCACCTGCCATAAGTGTATCGCTATTTCCCTTGCGGGCTGTGCGATAATAATCTAGGCGTTCGGTGAGAGCGTTTACAACGCCCCATGCTGTGCCCTTGATATTAGCATTGGTAGGAGAATTGTGGTACAACTCATCAAGCAGGACAACTTTATTCTCCCACTTTTTGATAGAACCCTTTTTATCCTGCTCAGGCTTAGGATATAACTTGTTAATAATTTGAGAGAACTTAGCGTCCGAAACCTCAAGAGCGAACAACTCTTGTGCCTCTTTCTCAAATTCATCAGCGTATGCGAATGTCAAACCTAGAGCCTCACGAGCCGCCGCAATTTTTCCGTCCACAGTCTGGGTGTGACGAATCTTGAAAGATTGCTTAGCCTTTCGCATTGCAAGGTTAAGAGTATTTTGGCACATCACACGAACAGGTGTGATAGCAGACTGAACAGCAACAGAACCATCGTGTGAGGTATAAACAACTAAATAAAGATTAGTTGTGTCGTTAGCACCGCTAGGGTCAAGCACGATTGTGCGGGGAATTGACATTGTGCCAAATACAACACGCCCATTCTTTAGAGAACCAGCAGATTCCCAATAGACATCTTGATTGCCGTCATGGAGATTATCAGCGAATGAAAATAAATCTTCATTCTGAACTGTCTTATAGCGAGAGCCTACAACAGACAGCACATCTTTTTGTCCTGCTGTATAAGGATTGTCACGAGTAACGAGAAAATTCTCGTTTACAGTTGTGTAGTTGTCTGGCAATAAATCACTAACAGATTCTAGTGATACATTCCAATTTGATAACTTAGCACCATCAAGCATTTGTGCGGTAGTTACATTTTCATCTTTAGCAAAAACCTTATTTGCAAAAGAGTGCCACGCAGGATTGGTGCGTGTTGCAACAGCGAGTGAAACTTCACCAGACTCAACTTCTGAGCGGTGAACTTGTGACATGACATTGGTCATATGGATTTCCTTTCGTTAAGTACCCTTATTCTAGCAGACAGGGGTGACATTGGTCTATTCATAACTAATAAAACATTCAAATATTTGTCCGATATGTCCGAATTTTGAGAGTGATAAATATCACATCGTAACGACACGCCCGAGCGGGCGCGGCACACGATCTGCGATCTGTCAAGCTATTTTTTATTTTTAAATAAATAAAATATTTTTGCAATAATTGAAAGTAGGACCGTATAACACCACAAAGAAATTATACGGCCCAACATATTTAACCCCCCAGTTAAATTTAAATTAAAGCGTCTTCATCATAGTCTGATTCAGTGCACCAGGGCTCAAGGTGATGAGCTTCAATAATTGCATATGCGGGTGCAGTTGTTTCACCACGCCATGAAATACCTTCAGGCAATTCAATTTGGCGATATAGGTCGTCTTCCCAATATGCGTCAATTGCATCCATGCAAGGCTCCACCATTGAAGTTGGTACGGGCGGATAATGATTCGCCCGTAGGTGCATTGCAATTGCTCCAGCCATATCAAGGCCTAGAGTGCCGTCCGCCAATTCAGTTGCCATATTAAGCCCCATTATTATCCCACCAATTCTAGAACGGCATGAGAAGCATGCTCGTTGATTTCAGTTAACTTTTCTACGATATACTCTCGGGTCAAAGTATCTCCAACCAAAGAAGCGATAGCCCCACGATTCATAGTTACAAAAGCCCCTTCAGGTAATGAAAGAATTCGTGAAAGAAGCGGGGATTGTGGAGAGACTAGAGATACAAACTCTACTCCCTCATAGGTAAATGGATAAGATAGCCAGCCAGTAGTATCTAGGTCATGAGTTTTCATTAGTTATTTTCTCCTTCTATTAGTTGGGCAATTTCATCAAGTTCACGGATTTCGTCAACCATAGTGTTAAAGTCGTTATCTTCCATGATTGCGAAAGTAACGGCAGTTGCGGTGGTGCTTGCTAGGATAGCAGAATACTCAAACATGAGTTCGGCAATTCTATCAAGTTTTTCAGGTGAACCCTCTGCGAGTTCCCATGCGATTTCACGAGCCTTGGACATTACGCTAAAGTCGGTAACTGAGTTACCAGTTGCTTCTTGGATTTTCATAGCGGTTGCTATCATTAGTTAGCCTTTCGTTGTTGGGTTAATAGGGTTATTATAGCAGGCAGGACTGACATTAGACGAGACGGAAATACGCCTCATCTTGAGCCAATTCTGCTTCAGCAGTCTTTTCAGACATAGAGATATAATGCTCCCAGCATAGGGTCGGGATGTCTAGGATTGTGTACTCACCATAAGCACACATAGAACACATATCCTCATCTGAGAATATGTCATTAAGTGACATGAATTTATCGTTCATTAGTTGTCCTTTCGTTATGCCGTAATTATAGCAGAATAGACTGACATTCTCCACCCGACACGCCGAGATCACGAGAGACTAATATCACATCGTAACCGACACGCCCGAGCGGGCGCGGCCCAGCGTTAGCTAATTGTCAAACTTATTTTTATATTTTTGTTTGCGTGTATATTTCTTTTTATTTTTAATTGCAGTCGCAGCATTACTACGACGCAATTCTTGAATTCTCTTTACTTTTTCCATCAGTTTACCTTTCATCTTTTTTTCTATGGACAGGACACAAAGAACAACGCCAACCGCACACTTCACTTTGGAAATCGCAACCGCACATTATCTTTCCACGACCTTTCTATCCTTACGATAAAATATCTTTGTGTAACACTTACCGCTAGGCGTATACATATTTACAGTTGAGTATTCATCTGCAAAACCCCAGTCAATATATTTTGCAAACTCTTTATGTGCTTGCAATTCATCTGAATATTGGAACACATAATTTGGTGCTGTTGCTTCATCATAGGTTACAGTAATTTTATACATTTGCTTCCTCTACATCTAGTCCGTATATTTCTATCATATCTTCTTGATTTTCTATTACATATTGTGCGAATTCATCACACCACTTATGCCAATCATAGAATTCATTACCTAAGCCCCAAGCATTAAAAAATTCTAGCCAGTCATATGCGAAATCTAAAGTGCTGATATTTGCGTCAGCATAGTAATCAAAAATCTTTTGACCATTTCCTGTTTGTGCCATAATTAAGCCCCCATAATTCCATCAGTAAAATCCTCGTCTGCTGAAACGCAAGAACAAGGCTCTACCGAATATTCTTCATCTGAACCATAAAATAAAAATCCAGCACCGCCACAATCATCACAAGCAACGGCAATAATTTCTTTTAGATTATTCATTAGTATTTATCCTCTCCGTCAATTCCGACATAAATTGTTGTCCAGAAATCTGGCTTAGGAAATCCCTCGCCGTTCCAATGTGGGCGAACCTTTACGGCATAAGACAAGATACTTTTATCACGAATAAAAATATCGGTACGGCGGTCTGCGTACTGAATAAGTCCTTGACCTTGTGATGACTTTACGAATTTGCCTTCTAGGGCTTCTGAGATTAGCATATTATTTGCTACCTTCTTTCTTTGTTGTTGATATTGTAGCAGATAGCACTGACATTGCTTCTGCCTTGCTTGCTTGACGGGTGGCTTCAATGTGAGCCTTGAATTCGTCTAGGTTCATTTCTGACCTTCTTTCTCTTGATATGCCCCTAGTATACCAAAACACACTGACATTTATCTAATCCAAAATGCACATAATTCGGACATCTTTATGTGATAAAACCCACAGTTTTTACGGCGTGTCGTACTTGACAAATCGCTGATCGGGGCGCGGCCAAAATTTGCAGCTCTTACACTGCAAATCTTTTTTATTTTATTTTATCTAAAATCTTTTCTAATTCTTTTAGTTGTTCTAGATTTAAGTGGTCTAGTTGAATTGCGTCTGCAAAACCAAAAATATCTTTATTCTCCAAAGCAAGCCTCCCAAAACTTATCGGAATCAAAATTAGGATTATCCTTCTCAAAATAATAAATAAAGTCCTGAACCAATTCATCAAACTCCGCAACAAGTTGTGGGTGTGATTCGGAATTGTTACGCTTTAGATATGTATTAAGAATTGAAGCGGTAGCGATGTAGTCTTTACGGGTCATCATTTATTTATCCAATCAAAAAAATAGGTAGGGTTACGATTAAAAGAAAAATAGCGGTAAACATTACTTAACACCTTTCAGGCAATTATGACACAATACCCAAAACTTAGGGATTAGGATTGTCTTACAATTTAAGCACTTATTCTTTTTCATTTATTTAACCACACTTTCTATAAACTCTTTTTGGGTACAAGTTAATGCTAAGATTTCTCCCGCATAATTTACAATACGAGCATTTACAATATCAAAAGCATCATTGACATTTGTAATTTCGTTGATTAGGTAACTCTCATCTAGCCAGATAAAGAGGCAACCACGATACAATTCATTTATTAGTTTTAGTGTCATTTGTATAACGACCTTTCTTGATTAGTTCATCTAGTCTTTTGGCTAGAGGGTCAATTTCGCTATCTGACCAATAGTTTTCTAATTCTAGTTTTTCTACAAAATCACGCATTATAAGCACTCCACACAATAGCACTTAGGATTTTGACTAAAGAGATATTTAATTAAAATTGAGCGTTGATAATTGCTCAAACCATAAGTTGATTTACAACCACCATTATTATAATCGTGGATAATGCGATTTTCTAAAACCGCTGAGATATTTAGGGCTAACCCTATATTTAGTGTAGTCATTTTGACCACCTTTCTTTAGTTTCTAATACTTAGTATCTTAGCAGGTTATATCGGGAAAATCAACCCGACACGCCGTTATTAAAGTGTAATCTGGCTCACATCTAAGCAGTTCCTGCACTCTACTGAAATCTCAGCAGGTGAGACATATTCTTGGTCTACAAGAGCGGGGGCGGAGCAGGTAGGGCAATCTACCATTTCTATATATTGCAGTGAAGTCATTTTAACTTCCTTTCTTTTCGTTATGCCACTATTGTAGCAGGGGGGTCTGACATTACCCGCCAGTATATGTGTACAAATCGGACATCTTAAAATGTGAATTACAACACACGTAAAGCGACACGCCCGAGCGGGCGCGGGCAAAAGTTGAACTTTCAATTAATTATTATGGATCAAAAAAGCTGGAGCAGTTTTAATTCTTGCTCAGGAATTTTTTTTTAATTATGGTTTACAGTTTTAAAACACTCTTCCCAAAATCTATCTGAGTCAAATCTTTCGTTATCCTCCGCAAACATTTCAGCAAAATCATTTACTAAATCCTCAAACACTTCTAACTTCATTTCGCTGCCGTAAGAATTTAGAATTTCTGCTGTTGCTACATAGTCTTTTCTTGTCATCATTTTTGATTTACTCTCCTTTTATTAGTAGGGCGGATTTCTCCGCCCATTTATTATAGCATTTACTTTGAGGTTTTCACCATAGCAAAACGATAAGAGCCATTTGCTAGAGTTAAACCAACACGAGTTAGTTTATTGTTGATTGGTGTGAAATCACGAATACGCCCCGTGATACCTGTCTTGCTTGTTGTAAATAAATCTCCGATTTGATATGTATATCCGTTGAGTGACATTAGTTTTCCTTTTCTTGTTTTCTTTGTTGGGTTGGTTGAGCCTTTTTTAGTCTTGCTCAGGACTTTTAGCGTATCTCGCTAAACTTAGATTGTTACTGTGGTGAAGCGTTCCTCACCATCAACATCAAGAAGCACAAGTGTTGTGTTAGCGTTCTTTGGCTCTATTGCCTTGATTACGCCTGTAACCTTTGACTTCTGTGTTGTGAACAAGTCGCCTACCTGATAAGTCTTATTTGCTACTGTCATTGTTTCTTTTCCTTTTCTTTGTTGTTGTTAGTTGTATTCTATCACCTAGCACTGACATTGGTGTTAGTGCTTTTTGTGGGTGTAGAAATTATAGTGTGTTGTATAGCCCTTGATTGGGCGGGGCTTGATGGTTTTGGCATTAGCACTAGGCATAAAAGCCCATATAACTATTACTGCCCAAATAATATGAATATATTTCATTAGTCTAAGTGACCCCATTTCTTGTTATCATGGATAGTATACACTATGGCACTGACAAGCAATGTTAGTTTAATTATAGTAATCACTAGAGCACCTCATCTACATCAAAATCGGCTACCTTAACGAATACATCAGGCGTATCGCTATCCTCTGCTAGTTCATCTAGCATAGATTGGTATTCATCATTTAACTCTGACCAGCGGTCTGTATTTACTTTATCAAAACTATACATTTTATTTCCTATTCTTTTTATTTCTTTTTATTTAATTTGTTACCCGTAGGGTATCACATAAGGCTGACATTATCAACACGACACGCCGTTAGGCGGGGTGTGATGTTAGTCACGCAAGCCATATGTATCATTAACCATAGATTTGATTTGGATATATTTAGCCCAGATTAAATAAGCCTCACCTTTATGAGACCACTTCTCTAGGTTATACTTTTCCATAGAGGCGATTTGATTATCATACCAAGCCTTATCATATTCAGGATTGTAAGACTTACTAGCCTTATCCATAAGTAGAGCATATTCAGCCTCTATCATTTCAGGGGTGATAGTGGCGTATTCTTTTTCCATTTGTTCTAGTGAAAACATTTATTGTTTTCCTTTCTTTAGTAGTTTAATTATATCAGGGAGGACTGACACTCTAGGAGAGTGTTACCTCTAAAATAGTAGCTCGTTCAGCCACTATCTCTAAATAAAAGTTAGCGTATTCCTCGCTAACTACGGGGAGGGTACAAGTAGAGTAGTTGTCCTCACCATAGCGACCTTTAGAGTATGTTTTATATGTTAGTGATAGCATTTTTTATCTATCCTTTCTTTTTCCTTATGCCATAAGTGTAACATGGGGGACTGACATTTATCAAGTCGCAAAACGGACATATGGGACAATTTGAAAAAATACTTTGTGGCGTTCATCACATTTTTAGTGGACATTTCTGGAGAAAACGGACATTTCGGGCGCACTATAATTTTTTGATTTTCAGTTTCAAATGTGAATCATCCATTTTAAAAATCCATTAACATTTTGGGTAAAAGTGATTTTTACCCTATAATTGATCTATATGGAATCTTGTGAGAAATGTTGGCGGGATTACAAAGAAACAATTCATACCAATAAAGGTATATTTCACTACTGCGGATTACATACAAAAGAACTTAAAGAAGAGCTACAATCAAAAAACGAATCTTTTTACTAAATTCCTAGATCAATATCGGTTATATAATAAGTTCCGTAGAAATTTTGAGCAATTCTGCGTGTCAAAATATGATAAAGAACTTGGCGGGAGACAGAAAGATCAGCAAAATCAAAGGTGTCAAGATAATCTAGTGCAATTTGAGCATCATTTTCATCTATAGCGTGCTTTCCTTGGAGCGGGGATGCAGAAATCTTGTCAAAAACCTTATTTACAATGCTTAGATCTCTTAAAATTTTGTCGGGAAACCAAGAATCTTCTCCTCTATCTTTTTTTGCTGGATAAATATGGCACGGGGAGATAGCAAAAGAACCTTTTGTCCATGCTACATTAGGAAATTTAGTCTTAATATAAGATTCTTCTTCTTCAAACCATTCTATGAGTCTCTCAACTCGTGGATTTTCAGATTTTAGAGCATTTTTCCATCTTGTATCAGCAATATGCTGTTTTCCATTGCGATTTCTAGCTTGAGAAAAGACGGGAAGTCTAGAAACTAGATCATTTGCCTTAATTTCAACTCCATTATAAGACTTTCTCTCTATCTGATAATTAACTTCCTCTAGACAGGTTCTCTTTGGCCTAATTTTGCCCAATTCAGCTAGTTCTGAGTCTGTACATGAAAGGAGATACTCATTTTGAGTATAATGGGCTTCTAGGCCATATGTAAGATGATTTAGACCAGACTTTGGAATCATGAAAAAATACTTGTCAGTATAAATGTGACATAGATCACTTTCTATGACATAGAAAATATCTTTGCAAACATTACTAATCGGTAGCATTTGTCATATCTTCTTCAAATAGAGAGTCTTGTAGGTCAGCTTCAGCTGACTGTTTTTCATCTTCAAATATAAATGATGGGGCGGGAGCAAGAACAGTTCCCTGTTCGTGCAGAGAGGCCAATCCTTTGGCATCTGCACCTAGCTTATCCGCAATAATACTTAGCATATCATAATTACGCATAGACTGTATATACAATGCCCCTAGCAATTCTCTTATATTCTCCAGTATGGCTGTATCTATCTCTTCCCCTAAATTACCCACCTATAATCTCCTTTGTTATATGATCCCACTTATTGCCTTCCATTCCCGCCGAATTATTTATGAGTAAATCTCCATTTTCGGCGGTATTCAAATACATCCAGGCAACAGGGCGATCTAATTCCACTTTGCCCGCATATATATGATCAAGACCAGATTTGATATGGATCAATATGGCGAAGTTTTCTTCTTTCTCATCGTGCGGCTCAATATAAGCCCGCTCTATATATACTTTTGCCATAATTTCTTTTTAATCCTACTTTTTTCGGCTCACTGATAAATTAATCGTTCAGCTAAGTCGCCAGGGGTCACAGTATGGTCAGGCATACCAGTTAAATCAATCCCAGCGTCCCTATAAGCCAATGAAACCAATTCTGAGCAGATCAGTCCGTGCTTCATGGCAAGGTGCTCAAAAAGGCGTGTGTTCGCTAAAAACTTAAGTCCAATTATTCTGAGAAGAATATTTCCAATATCTAAGAAGCCATATGGCTGACCCACAAAATGGTGTGCTGCAGCAACAATCTTGCCCCTAGTATTATCATCAATATTTTCATGCTGATTCCAAGCAATTTTAGGATATTGATTTGCAAGAGAAATAACTACTCCTGTCGGACGAGCCTCAATTATTTGGCCGTCACCAATATATATGAATGCATGATTCCATCTTGAGATTGTTCCAAATTGAATTAGCTTTGCAGCCCATCCACTTGTTCTAACAACTCCGTAGTCTCCAGGCTTTGGTTCATACGACATTTTCTACCTCTGTTATTCTCTGAATTAAATTTTGATAAAGTTGTAAGCCAGCGATTTGCTTATACCCACATGCTGTACAGTATAGCATGACTTTATTATCCTTTTCGGTATGCATTAGCCAGTAAACTGCTTGTCCACCAGGAACAAAGTCGCTCTCATGATTGGGACAGGCGAGAGGTTTTACCCTGCCCGCCTGTGCCAAGTTATAGTATTTTGAAAAGACTTGAATTAGCATTCTAGTGCTATGTTCGCCTTCTTGAATACAGATTCAACATATTGCAAGACCGTAGGGTTGCCAGGAACATGCTTTGACCATAGTCTAACATTATTTGCACGGCTTGGTAGTAAATGTGCTGCCACTGCCTTATCCCAACTTCCATACTTCTTGTAAGATGACTGAAGTTCAGAAATCATTCTGCTATCCTGAACCCAAGCTGGAGCCTTGCACGGATTCTTGTAACCCATGTAGTTGTTCCATGTTGATCGCATGTATTGATAAGCTCCACATGCACTGCTTGAATAAGAGTGACGAGTATACGACCCTGCTCCACCAGTTTCCTGGGCTTTGATCGCATTCGCCAGTCTTGATATGATTACCCGCTTGTCTACTCTTGATGCTAAATTTAGCTTTACGCTATATGCGGGCATTAAAAAATTGTTTCTAGTGGTAAGATCATTAATAAAATAAAGTGTCTTATGCTTTATCTTTACTTTATTATTAATATATTTATTATATATAATATCTTTTATATTAACTAAGTTAACATATTTATTAATATATAATATATTACTATTATACACAATTGTTTCTGCCTGTAGTGCATTTGCGGTATTATTTCCACTAATAAATAGTGTGAGAATAGTCACACATACCATAAACCACACTGTTCTTATCCTTGTTTTGTTCTCATTGTTCATTTTGAACCTCCTTGAGGAAAGAGTAGTAAAATCTATCGTACCATGATACAATAAGAAAAACAAGCGAATAGGATAATTTGTGCTTAAAATCTCATTTACAGGTGCTCCAGAATTTATGGATCGTAATGTTGGTTTTGGTGAAGCTTCCTGGCAAATCTTTGAAGAATTTAAGAAAAATGATTTAGAGCCGCTTGTAAAATCAAAAGAAGCAAATATTGGAATTTCATTTCACCACCCAAATAGATATACATTTGAAGACAATCAATACAAAATTGGTTATACTCCCTGGGAATCAACTGGAATTTTCCCTAGCTGGAAAAAGCCGTTAGAAAATATTCAAGAACTTTGGACAACTTCTGAATGGTGTGCTAATATGTTTGCACAGCATACCAATAAGCCTATATTTGTATATCAGCATGGAATATTGGATGATTGGATTCCTGTTAAGAGAGAACTCAATCCTTCCCGCCCTTTCAGGTTCTTGCATATTGGAGAACCATTTCATAGAAAAGATGGACAATCAGTAGTTGATGCTTTTATAGAACTATTTGGCGACGATCCAAATTACGAACTAATTTTAAAATGCACTGGAATGAACACAACTAGAATTTTTGATAAAGAGACAGGTCATGTAAAAGGTTCCCCTGGAGCATTTTATCCAAATATAAAGACTATTGAATCTATGTTGTCTACAGAGCAAATGAACGGGCTTTATGACCTATGTGATGTTTTTGTATATCCATCATGGGGTGAAGGATTTGGTTTTAACCCTTTACAAGCTATGGCAAAGGGGATTCCCGCAATTTCCACTTATGAGTGGGCTCCATACAAAAAGTATATAACTGCTCCGCTGAACTCAACTAATGTTCCTTCCCCTTGGCCGATTACTCATCCTGGCTTGATGATGAAACCAGATTATTTTCAACTGAAATTTTATATGAAAGATGTAGCTGAAAACTATGAAAAATATAGTGATCTTGCTTACACTAATTCTTTTCTTATACATAAAGATTTTAACTGGAATAAAGTTTCTAAACCAGCCATTGATAGGCTTAAAAAAATTCAAAAAGCTAATTTTTAAAAAATAAATGTGGTACACTTAATCTCTATTCTAAAAATCCAAGGAGCAACATGTCTAATACAATTGAAAATCCATACGAAAACTTTATTGCACTCTCACGCTACGCCCGCTGGCTAGAAGATGAGAATCGCCGTGAGACATGGGGTGAAACAGTAGACCGCTACTTTAACTTTATGGTTATTCAATTGCGTGAAAAACATGGATATGTTCCAAGTGATGAGCTTCTGGCAGAACTTCGTGATGCAGTATTTAATCGCAATGTAATGCCTTCAATGCGTTCTGTTATGACCGCTGGTGCAGCATTAGAACGTGAAAATGTTTCTGGATATAATTGTGCGTTTCTTCCAGTTGATAATGCTCGTTCATTTGATGAAGCAATGTATATCCTTATGTGTGGTACTGGAGTTGGATTCTCTGTTGAGTATAAGTACATCAATAAGCTTCCCGCCCTTCCAGAAAAGCTTGAGAAGACAGATACAGTTGTAATTGTTGGAGATTCTAAAGAAGGTTGGGCAAAAGCTTACCGTGAACTTCTAGGATTGCTATGGGCTGGACAAATTCCTCAGATTGATATCAGCAAGGTTCGCCCTTCAGGTGCACGTCTTAAAACAATGGGCGGAAGATCATCTGGTCCACAACCATTGGTAAATCTATTTGATTTTACAATTCAGGTATTTAAGGGAGCATTAGGTCGTCAATTAAAGCCAATTGAATGCCATGATATTATGTGTAAGATTGGCGAAGTTGTTGTAGTTGGTGGAGTACGCCGCTCTGCAATGATTTCACTTTCAAATATTAACGATATTGAAATGGCACAGGCAAAGGCTGGTAATTGGTGGGAGTCAAACTCACAACGTGCACTTTCAAATAATTCTGTTGCTTATTCTCGCAAACCAGAGATGGCTCAGTTTATAGCAGAATGGAAATCACTTTATGATTCAAAGTCGGGCGAAAGAGGTATCTACAATGTGGCAGCAGCCCAAAAGCAAGCAGCCAAATATGGAAGAAGAGATCCAGATATTCACTATGGAACTAACCCTTGCTCAGAAATTATCTTACGTCCTTACCAGTTTTGTAATCTTTCAGAAGTCGTACTTCGTGAAAAAGATACAATTGAAGATGTTACAAATAAAGTACGCCTTGCATCTATTCTAGGAACATGGCAATCAACACTTACTGACTTTAAGTATATCCGTAAGATTTGGAAAGATAATACTGAAGAAGAGCGTCTGCTTGGAGTTTCACTTACTGGTCAGTTTGGTCATAAGTTCTTTTCTGGACAAGAAGGATTAGATAAGCTTGGCGATATTCTTTCTCATCTTCGTCAATGGGCAGTGGATATGAATATTGAAGAGGCAGCGAAAATTGGGATTCCCGCCTCAGCAGCAGTAACTTGTGTTAAGCCTTCAGGCACAGTATCCCAATTGGTCGGGGTGAGTTCAGGAATGCATGCATGGCATTCAGATTACTATATTCGTACAGTTCGTGGGGATAAGAAAGATCCAATTTCAAACTTCCTAAAGGATTCTGGAATTCCAACTGAAGATGATGTAATGAAGCCAAATGATACTTATGTGTTTTCATTTCCAGTAAAAGCTCCAAAGCACGCAATCACCAGAGATAAGCTTACGGCTATCCAGCAACTTGAAGTTTGGCTAACATATCAGCGTTATTGGTGTGAGCATAAGCCTTCTATTACTGTTTCCGTAAAGGAAGATGAGTGGATGGAAGTAGGAGCATGGGTATACAAGCACTTTGATGAAGTTTCAGGAATTTCATTTCTCCCATATTCTGAGCACTCATATGTTCAGGCTCCATATCAAGAAATTGATAAAGATGCTTACGAAGAGCTATTGGCAAAAATGCCAAAATCAATTAATTGGGCTGCATTATCAATGTATGAGCTTGAAGATACTACAACTGGAACCCAGGCATTAGCCTGTGTATCAGGTGAGTGCGAAATTGTAGATATTGGTAAGAACTGATAAAATACATATATGGCAATCTACGAGACTAATTATGAAATTGTTCAAGGTGATACTTGGGAAATTACAGTACCAGTAACTGACCTTTCAGGTGCTCCCGTCACAAATCTTACTGGGTATACTTTTGATGTTCAGGTAAGAGACAAAGAAGGCGGACATATTCTTTGTGCAGAAGCAACACTTGGAAATGGAGTCACAGCAAGCTCGGGCAACATTATAGTTTCCTTTACTCCAGATCAAACAAGTAATTTTAATTTGCCAAAATCTGTTTATCAAATTCAAGCAATTTATCCAAACCTTAAGAGAAAAACCCTTCAGGTTGGTTGGATACAAGTTCATCCAGCAATTATCCAATAGAAAGAAAAATATGAATCTAGTCCAAAAAGCTGTAGAAGCTGGTGGAAAGCTGGCTCCTCTTGTCATACATAAAAATACAACTGCTGGAACTGGACTAATGAATCCATCTATATTTATAGATGATGATGGAGATATTTTAGTAAATCTTCGCCATACAAACTACACACTATTTCATTCAGAAAATAATCAAATGTTTCCTTCAAGATGGGGACCATTATCATATTTACATCCAGAAAAAGATCCAAAGCTTGGAACCACTAATTATCTTTTAAGATTAGATAAAGACCTTAAGATGATTAATCATACTGTAATTGATACTTCTGCTCTTGATGTCCCGCCCGTTTGGGAGTTTGTTGGTTTAGAAGATGCCAGATTAGTTAAGTGGGATGGAAAATATTATACTATTGGTGTGCGTCGTGATGTAAAACCAAGCGGCGAAGGTCGCATGGAACTATGTGAAATTGAAATTGATAAAGATAATTGGATTGTTAAAGAAATATCAAGAATTCGTATACCAGCTCCAGGTGCTGATATTTCATATTGCGAAAAGAATTGGTATCCAATTATAGATAAGCCATATCATTTTGTTAAATGGACTTCTCCTACTGAAATCGTAAAAACATATCCTGAGCTTCCCGCCCGATGTGAACAAGTTTCTCTTAATAAAACAGACATACCTTTTGTAGCAGATCAAAGGGGCGGGTCACAATTGATTCCTTGGGGAGACTACTATATTTGTATAACACATGAAGTAAATCTATTTAGTAATTATTTAAGTCAAAAAGATGGATATTATAGGCACAGATTGTGCGTATGGGATAAAGAATATAATCTAATTGGTATTTCTCCAGAAAAGTTTTCCTTCTTAGATGCTAGAATTGAATTTGTAGCTGGTATTGCTGAATATGATAATAGCCTTTTAATATCATTTGGATTTCAAGATAATGCTGCTTTTGTTTTAAAAACACCAGACACAGTGGTAGATGAAATGATTCAGGAGGCATTAAATCATGGCAAGAATTGAAGAGCTAATTGAAAATGCTTCTCACGACATGTTTAATCCTGAGTTAAACTTTCAAATTGCACAAGAGTATGAAAGTATGGGTCAAACTGCAGCAGCAGTTTCATTTTATTTGAGAGCCGCCGAGTATGGACATGACTCCCATCCATTAGTTGTCTATGCTTCCCTACTTAGAATGTCATTTTGCTTTGAAGATCAAACAGGTAGAGAACATACAGTTACTAATTGTTTATTGCAAGCTATTCAATATATGCCAACAAGACCAGAAGGATATTTCTTGCTTTCCCGTTTTTATGAAAGATCTCAAAAATGGCAAGAATGTTATACATTTGCAGAGATAGGTTTGCAGAACGCAGGCAGGCTTGAAAAGCTCCCAGCCTATGTTGAATATGATGGATCTGTTTGTCTTTTATTTGAAAAAGCAGTTTCTGGATGGTGGGTCGGGAGACAGCAAGAGTCCAAATCAATATTTAAAGACCTTCTAGAGCAAGATATACCAGACGGGTATCGTTCAACTATTGAATATAACTTAAAACTTATAGGTTCTAAATAACGGATTTTATAAGTATTTTGGTATACTTAGGATGTCATGACAAGCAACCCTAGTAGTACGCCCAAGGGTTTTAGATACCCTATCTATTCAGATACACCAGATGTCCCTAGAGATTTAGGCAATCTGGCTTCCGACCTTGATGCATATTTAAGCGTAAATAAAGGTCCTGGTTACTTAGTCTACTCATATACCAATACAAATCTTTCAACAGGAACACAAACTTTTACTACACCAGTTGTAACAACCCCTGGCTCAACATTTAATCCCCAAGGCAGCGGTGCTTACATTGTTGGTGATCGTGTAAGAATAATCAATACTTCAAACACCTCTCAATTCCTTGAAGGAACTATTACTTCAGTTGTATCAAATACAAGTATTACAGTAAATATATCTGTGGTAAGCGGATCTGGATCTTCTTCAACCTGGGTATTTTCTATTGCTGGATTGCAGGGCGTACAGGGTCCACAAGGAACGCAAGGTGTGCAAGGCGTACAAGGATTACAGGGTCCACAAGGAACTCAGGGCGTACAGGGAACACAAGGCATACAGGGCGTACAGGGTTTACAAGGTACTCAAGGCGTACAGGGAACACAAGGCGTACAGGGCGTACAGGGTTTACAAGGGCGTCAAGGAACGCAAGGTATACAAGGCATACAAGGACCTCAAGGAACGCAGGGTGTACAGGGTCCACAAGGAACTCAGGGCGTACAGGGCTTACAGGGACCACAAGGCACTCAAGGAATTCAAGGTACACAAGGTGTGCAGGGAGTAGTTGGACCAGCAGGACCAGCAATTGCAATTACTCCAGTAGAAGCAGCAACTACAGGACCACTTCCAAATTCACCAACATATACGGCGGGAACACAAATAGGTGCTGATGGTGGTTATGGATATCAAGCTAAGCTTACAGCAACAACATATGGTGCATTAACAATTGATGGATATACTCCAACATTTGCAGATCTTAATGATAGAATTCTTGTTAAAGATCAAGTTGATCCAAAACAAAACGGTATTTATAATTTAATTCAAGGTGACTCAACACATTATTGGGTATTAACACGCACATCTGATTTTGATAACTATGGAACAATTGAAGTTTCAACTGGAGTGTTTACTACAGTTTATGGTGGAACTTCAGGTTCTAATTTAGATACAACATGGATGATGGCAACACAAGATGGCTCTGGAGTCAATGAAGGAATTGTAATTGGCACAGATCCAATAAACTGGTATAAAACAAATGGTGTTGCAATTCAGGGTATTCAGGGAACACAGGGTATTCAGGGACCGCAAGGAACTCAAGGTATTCAAGGAAACCAAGGACTACAAGGCTTTGGTTATGCACAGCTTCAAGGTGTTCAAGGCCCACAAGGTACACAAGGCCCACAAGGCACACAGGGCGTACAAGGTACACAAGGTGTTCAAGGTATACAAGGACTCGGAACTCAAGGAATTCAGGGAATACAAGGAAATGCTTCAACTTATGCATTTGGCACTACCCCTCCATCATCCCCAGCAATTGGTCAATCATGGGTTAATACAAATGATGGAAGAACTTATGCATGGGATGGAACCGAATGGTTTGAAACTTATGACAATTTAAGTGGAATTCAGGGTGTTCAAGGAATTCAAGGAGCTGCAACTGCAATTCCAGTAGCCACACAAGCTATTCAAGGAATTGTATATGGCAATTCTTATGGAAGCAATATATCTTATGGGTTTAATGCAGGAAGTGACTTGACAAGCGGTTTGCAAAATGTAATTATCGGAATAAATGCAGGAACAAATTCAGGAAATGGCGTCTCTACTGGGAATAATAATATTGTTATTGGAAATTATGCACAAACATCAGGAAGCAACCAGTCTGGAGAAATAGTAATAGGAAATGGCGTTGAAGTTTTATTTAGAGTTCCAGGTGTAAATTTTATACTTTCATCAACAGGCTTACTACCCGCAAACTCTTCATCTACCGCCGCTTCTCCAGGATATATAGGTATGCCACAAAATCTTCAAAGTACATCATTTAACTTTGCAACCTACACCCTAGCATTGTCAGATATAGGAAAGCATATTTATATAACTGGATCCGCCCCAGGAGAAACAATTTTCATTCCATCAAATGCATCTTTAGCGTTTCCAATAGGTTCAAATATAGCCGTTGTAAATATGTCAAGTGCAAATGCATCAATAGCAGTAATTAATGACAATCTTTATTTTGCAGGAACAACGGGAAATACTGGAGCAAGAACACTAGCTCCATATGGCGTAGCAACAATTCTTAAAATAGATTCAACATCATGGATAATTAGTGGAAATGGACTCTCGTAATGTCTGGCATAATTCAAGGCTTTATGAACTTCATACAAGCTGGATATCGTTCATTTAGTGATACCTTCAGTAGATTAACCTCTGGGTCTCTGGGTACTTCAAGTTCTGGCGGGATGTGGAAAGCAATAAAAGGAACTTGGTACTCAAATAATGGTACTGCAAAAACAGATGATGCAGCAAGTAATTATTCAATTGCAGCAGCACAAATGGCTAGTTCACTTGTTACGCTTACCGCCCAAAATATATCTTTGGGTACAGGAATTTCATTTTTAATTGTTGACTCAAGCAACTGGTATGCAGCCGCAGTAGTTGAAAACGATTCATACACTTATGCTTATGCATACTCAACAATAGGATCAAGCAGCGGCTCTGGAGTTTATTATTACTACTACACAACCTCTTATACTACTTCAACTCCAGTAACTATGAATGGAGGAAAATCGTATTATTATCATTATGGAACTGCATATACAAGAGTAGGACCAATCGCACAAACATACTACTACACAACTTATTATCCATATACAGCATATGATAATGCTCCAACTTCAGCAGCTGTTACAAATTATTTAATTAATATTTATAATTCAGTTTCAGGAACAATCACATATGTGGCACAAAGTCTTTTACCAGGAATGGCTCGTTCTTTATCAGTTGTAATACATGGAACTTCGGCAATTGCATCAGCCTATAGCGATAATGCTCAATATAACCAGATAGGCACTGCTGTTGCTTCAATCACACCCAATAGCAATCTTCATGGTATTATTATAGTGCCGTCGGCACAAAATCAAGGCAATACAATAGGCCAATTCAATGCCTACGTAACAGGATAGTAGATAGGAATTTTTTTTGAAAATAATTCAGTTTATACCAAGTCCAAATGTTTTGCCAAATCATAAGCAACCAGTTTCAATGAAAAGGCTAGTCCCAGACTGGTATAAAAATGCAGAAAGAACATATACTGATAAGCATGGCGAAGAATTTTTAGGATTAAAAACATGTGCACCATTTTTGGATGGATTAGTAGCTGGTTATGCTTTAGTGACACCTGTAGATATACATGTTTTTAAAAATGAAGAAGGAAATGTAGAGTTTAATTGGGAAGATTGTGGTTTTGATATAATTGGAGAAAGAAAAGGTCAGTCAGGGGAAACAATGCCAAGACCCGCAGGCCATGAATTGAATCATTTGGTTTGGGTCTGTCAATGGGGAATTAAAACTCCAAAAAATTATAGTATATTGGTAACTCATCCATTAAATAGATTTGATCTTCCATTTACAACAATGTCAGCAATTGTGGATAGTGAAGTATTTTTAAATTGGGGCAATATTCCGTTTTTTATTAAAAAAGATTTTACAGGAGTTATCCCAGCAGGAACGCCAATTGCACAATTAATTCCAATTAAAATAGATAAGTGGATCTACACCCAGTCCTGGAATAAAACAAAAAAGGGGCTTGAATATGGTGAAATGTCAAGAAATGGCAGAGGGGTCTATAAAAGGTTTTGGAGAAAAGAAAAGGATTATTCATAATGCTTAATAGAAAAAAAATTGCTGAAAGAAAAGAACAGAAAAAAAATAAAAAGATTGAGCATCATGTAGCCCCAGTTAAATATCTTATTAAGCTTGGGATTGTTGTTGACGGGGAAGTTGTAGAATCATTTGCAGTTGACTCTAGAACCCTCGCCGCATTGTTTTTAAGTAATCCAGAGTTTGTTGATCTGACAGGAAAGTAATGTCTATCTATATATCAATTCCAACTTTTGTTGATAATCAGCTTGAGTTTACAATCAAAGATGCAATATCTATGGCGGACAATCCAAATGATATATCAATTGGTCTTTGTTTTATGGAAATAAATAGAGAGACAGAATACACAAACTTGTTTTTTAATACAAAGATATTACCCCTAATAGAAGACAAAAGAATTAGGTTTAAGCATTTTAAGGTAGGAGAGTATGTCCCGTCAGTAGGGTTTGGAAGAAATGCAGCTTTATCAATGTATGAAGGAGAAGATTATATTCTTCAAATTGATTCTCATACAAAGTTTGAAAAAGGCTGGGACTCAAAAATAATTAAAATGTTTAAAGAAGCACTAGAAGAGACCCAAAATGAAAAAACAGTACTTACTGCCTACCTTGGAGATTATACTCATACAAACAAAGAAGGAAGAAGCTTAAATTATAACCAACCAATAGCTAAATATCCAATTATGTTGCCAGATTTTTGGAATGAGCTTCCTATACCAAAATGGGGAGATTTTTCTTTAAGACAACCGCCATATATGCGTGATGAACTATATCTTCCATGTATAAAATTCAATGCACAGTTTGCTTTTTCTAATAAACTTTTTTATGATGAATATGGTTTGCCAGAAGATATAATTTTTTGGGAAGAAGAAATAGTCCAAACAATGAACTTGCTTTACTCTGGCTTCTCTTTAGTATTTCCAAATCAAATTTTACCGTTAACCCATTTATATTTTAATGATATAAGTCACGATGTTAATGATATTAATTATAGAGTCAGCGGGGCTAATCCAAGAGATCTAGACGGAAAAGCTTATTTTGAAGGTGTAGCTGATTCATATAATCGCTTTATTGAAGATCCAGCTAATGTTGAAAAGATTAAAAAGTTTCATAAATACACAAGGGTTCACCCAAAATATGGTGCATTTAAAGACGGTTATATCCCAAAACAGTATAACTATTAAATCTGCCAGTAATTAAATAAGTAGTATAATAGGAGCATAATGGCTATCAGTTTCCCGTCCTCGCCCGCCCTAAACCAACAGTACTCTTATAATGGACGTACTTGGAAATGGAATGGCGTTGCCTGGCAATCTGTAGGAACAGCACAAGGTCTTCAGGGTACACAAGGAATCCAAGGCGTCCAAGGCACACAAGGAACTCAAGGAATTCAGGGTTTGGGTTCACAAGGAATTCAGGGCTTACAGGGAACCCAGGGTCTTCAAGGCGTACAAGGTCCCCAAGGTACACAAGGTCTACAAGGCTTGCAAGGGCCTCAAGGAACACAGGGTCTGCAGGGAGTACAAGGTCCCCAAGGTACACAAGGTTTGCAAGGTGTGCAAGGCCCACAA